ATTATTCTAGTATATATTAATTAATATAATAATATATATTATGCGCGCGCACGAAGGGAGTTTGAAAAGAAAATTAGAAAGTAATAAAACATCATCATTCCAACTGAAAGAAATTATTTTTATCTCTTTGCAAAAAATCTAATAAATAAATTTACTCAATATTTGTGTTTTAACGCTTTATTTTTAGATTTATGAGTAAATGTACCACTTTGGAGTATAAAGTCCCTTAGAACGAAAATAAACACCCTTATAGCTAATTTATTAAAATAATACTTCAATAGAGAAATTCTTATCTAATCAAATTAACATAAATTTATAATATTGTTAATCTTTAGTTAAAAAGAAAAATTTACTTGTACATTCCAACTTTTATCTTTATCTTTGCATCGTAATTCAAAACAACAAGGGAATATTCCCATAGAACAAATTAAAACAAATAAGAATTATGAACGTATTTCAAGCAGCAATGATGAGTGAAAAGTACTTTGAGAATGTAATGTCACAAAATGGATATAAACATCTTACAACATTCTCAAGTGATTTAACCATTGCAGAATTAATGGACGGTGAGAGAGGTATTAAAGAAACCTTCAAACGTGTTGTAAAAGATTGGAAGGGTTTTGTAAAGTACTTCACGGAATTTGTTATGGCTCTCAACATCAAGTCATGGGAACATTACGAGAAAGGAAATGAATCACTTACAAGCGTTTATACTGACCTTTATTATAAGGCACGTGACATTGCCTTAGATACTTTCAAGGATGATGATTTAAATTACTTTATTCAAACAACCGATTAAAACAAATACATATAACCTCCTTTCAAATGGAGGGAGGTTATAAATGAATAAATATACACTTATATAGAGATATATAAATATCAATATATCTAAATATAAAGATATAATTAAGTAAAAATATAAATATATAAAATTATAAAAGTCATGAGTAACAAGTCAGTAAGCAAATATCTTAATGTTCAGTTGGAAGATGATTTTACAAACCCTTTTGGAGGTTTATCATTTGAAGGACAAACACTGCAAGATTTTTTAGAGGAAGTTGGTGCTGAAAGAGAAACAAACATGGACAAAGTAAATGAAATGCTTAAAACATGCGGTATTTCTCCAATTAAATTAGATTAAAAGAAAGGATATAGTTATGGGAGAAAATAATAAAAAGATATATCAATCAGTAGCCGTTGCACAAGTGAAGGACGGTAAAGTCATTGGACGTTATAATTCGTGTACAGAAGCTGCAATCGCTTTAGGAAGTAACAATCGTGCAACCATTGGAAACATTGCAGCGTGCGCAAATAAAAAGCGTAAAAGCGCTTTAGGATATCAGTGGTTGAAACTTACAAAGGTAACAATTACTGCAAAGTAAGTAAAACAAGTATATTAACTTGTAAAAAATAATAAGATATAAATAATAATGGAGGGTTTATATAAAACATTCATAGAACAAGATAGGAAAGACGCTATAAATCGTATGGAAAAATTCAATACGTTTGAAGTTGATTTTACTATTAAGAAAAGAAATTTACGTCCCTATGTATTAGGCGTTTGTGAAGGGAATAGATTTGCGTTCATTGTAAATAAAGTACAATATGATAAAAATAAAGACATTTTTACTTTGAATTGCGAAGAGTACAAAACACGAACGAAAAAGACATTAAATGAACATGAAATTTCTTGCTCTATGTGTGATATTGTATTTAATGATATATTGGAACATTTTAATATATTAGAGTTTGGAACAATATAAACATAGTTATCCCATGAAGGAATATATAAACACCTTTATGGGACTTTCTTTTGTTTTCTATTCGCTTATAATAAACTTTATGAATGAATATAAAGTTACTATCATTTAAACGTCTTAAAACACATTTATTACTTTCAATCATTCGTATGCGTAATATATTATATTATATAATAACATGAATTAGAATAATCTTCTATAAATCTTCAAGTGTTAATTAAATGTTAAAATAATACTTTTACTTGTATATCTCAAATATTTTCCTTACCTTTGCAAACGTTATTCAACAAGGGAATAGTCCCACAAAACAAACAAATTAAAAGAACATTTAGAATTATGAAAGAGAATTTGATGACAAAGGCGGAATTTGCAGAATTTAATTCAGAAATGAATAGATTAAAAAACATCAAGTGGAAAAGTTATACAAGCACATTGAAGGAAGTTGGAGTTACATATTTGGGCAAGGTTGCACAAAGCGCAAAGATGTTGCACTCATACGAACATCATTTCTCAACATATTGCTTGTATTTGGCAGCAGCCGACCTTAGTGGCTTTAATGTTTGCCCAAAGAATGATATGTGCAAAGCAAATTGCCTTATGGGAAGTGGACGTAATAAGGTAAGTAGATTGAGTGGTCGTGATGATATAGACGGTTCACGTATTACAAAAACACGTTTATTCTTTGCTAATAGAGAGGTATTTATGCGTCTAATGTTGCATGAAATTAAATTGGAAAAGAAACGTGCAAAATTGAGAGGACACGAATTTTCAGTACGTATCAATGGAACAAGTGATTTAAACCCTACATTGTTCAAGTTAGGTAAAAAGAATATTTTACAGATGTTCCCTAATGTAATGTTTTACGATTACACGAAAGTACCTAACTATTTGGAACTAATGAAAAAATATCCAAACTATGATATTACATGGTCTATTGACGGGTCTAAAGATAACTTCAATTTAGGTATGGACTATCTAAAGGAAGGCGGACGTATTGCCGTTGTGTTTGGTACAGAAACAATGCCAAAAACATTTATGGGTTATAAAGTCATTGACGGAGATAAATACGATGCACGTTATAAGGACGGAAATGTAGTAGTAGGTTTGAAGTTCAAGCGAACGGCAGAAAATTTCAAAAAGGGGAAATTCGTTATGCCTAATACTGAATTTATAGTAAGAGAAGGTGACTTGCGCTGCAAGTGGTAAGTGATATCAAGGGTTGGTTACGAAACATTAACCGACCCTATAAAAAACAAAATTAAATTGAGTAAATTATGAATAATAAGAATAAGCGACCTAATGACAAAATTCCAATGTCTGTAATTTTGAAATATATTGTTTCTGAAAGGGACAAGTGGAAGGATATGTATTATTTTGCTAAAGATAAGTGCATCAAGTCCGAAAAAGAACTTAAAGGACTACAGAAGCAAATTACACGCTATCAGCAGGCAAGGAACGAGGAAGGCAAGTTTATCAGCCAGGAACAATATAACTCTGTAAGAAAGAGAAACAAAAAGTTATCAGAGGAAGTTGCAAAGTTAAGAGCAGAGAACTCGGAAATGATTTACAAGGTTATGCGAGCAGAACAAAAACTTATCAAGCCAAAAACTCTAATTGAAAAAGTGAAATATGTTATTGAAAAATAAAAACATTTTTTAACTTCAATAATTTGCTTGAATACAATATTTTGCGTATCTTTGCAGAGTAAAATAAAGATATAGGGAATAGTCCCACAAAAACAATTTAAATAACTAACTATGGTTTATGACAGAAACAAACGACCTTTAATGGTTGGTGAATGTGTTCTTTATCATGATTGTGACGAGGACACACGAGATTTAAACAGAGTTTGGGCAATTGACTCAATAGGAGGAAATGATACAAACGTGGACAATGAAAACGAGGAAACTATTATCCACTTATCGGACGAGTTAGGGTGCGAATTGGAGGCGTACCCACACGAATTAGAGAAGATGTAATTCTAAAATGTTAAATATGTTGTTGATTCTCACTATAGGTATAGCACTTTAGTGTGTTTATCCTATAGGGGTTTTTCATGCGTTCTGATGAGTTATAATTAACTTGATGTGTAATTATAAGACAAACGTAATTTAATACGCTTAAAACGAAAATATAGAAGTTTGTTTATTCTTACATGTGTGCGTATATTATACAACAACACGAAATAAAACATTTTTTCTATAAGCCATCAAATGTTAATAATATGTTAAATAGATAATTTTGTTTGGTGGTTTCAAAAATTATCCTTACCTTTGCAATCGTAAATCAATAACAAACAAATTAAAAAACAAATAGAATTATGGGACAATATTTTAGACCTGTCATTATTGACAAGAAGAATAGTAATAAAGTTGTTGCATCATTATATGGACATGACTTTAATGTAGGAATAAAACTAATGGAGCATTCTTGTGTGGGAAATATATTTGTAAACGCCTTTGCAACTCTCATCAATGACAAGGACGGAAAATATAAAGGTTATCCTATGGCATGGGCAGGAGATTATTCAGACGAAGTAGACGGAAAATATAACTATTGGGATATTGCAACTATCAATAACACCGATGAGGATGTAAAGAGTTTGGAAATCAACGAATACCGCTACTTTATCAATAAGACAAAGAAGGAATTTGTCGACATTGAAGATTGTCCAATGAAAGATTATATAATCGTACACCCACTACCTATTCTTACATGTTTAGGCAATGGCAGAAGCCACGATTACATGCCTAACGAAGGGGAACTGAAAATTATCGGCTCATGGGCAACGGATGTTGTTGTATCAAGCAATAAGTGTCCTAACGAGAAGACATATAAGCGTATTAAACCAAACTTTCACTTGTAAAAAAATAAGGTTATGAGTAATACATTTAGAGATGTAGTAAAGTCCAATTTGCTAAAGAATTGGAAGCCAGTAAAGTTCAGAAAGAGAGAAATAATCTCTGAACGTCTTAACGAAACTTTAGGGGGACTTGCAACGGAGATAACATTAACGGACGTTACAGACAATGTAACAACGCTTAACTTATCATTCGGAGATAAGAAAGAGAAGTTTGAAGTTGCATGGACACAAAGTGAGAATGGTTGGCATTCCATATCAAATATAGATTAGTTTTTTAATTATAGTTTTTTCATAGTTGTAAATTTTTTGTAGATTTTTAAAATAGCCATAATCGCTTGAGATAAGTAGTTATGGTTTTTTGTTTTTATTAACATGAATAATTTGGTTAATTGAAATAAATTAGTTACTTTTGCAATGTAAAACAAATAAGGAATAGTCCTACAGAACAAATAAAAACAAGTAGTTATGACAAGTTATAATTTAAATTCTATCTTGGATAAAGCTATTAAAGACAATGACTTTGAAGGATTTTTGGAGAACGTTAATTACAAAGTAAATGTAATTAAACTTGCCTACAAAATGAAACGATTTTATGTTTCAGAAAAAGGGAATGATATGATTGCTATATGCTTTGACTATGATTATAAGTATAATCGTGTTATTGCAAGAGAGAGTTATACCGATTTTGTGTTTGCTCAGTTATATAGATGGTGCTTGAGAAACAATATTTCAGCTAAAGAGATTACACACGAGTTAGATGATAGAGTTAAAAATAATATCATGTGTGCTTTATCTTACTTTGTTGATTATAAACAGTACACTGAGGACGATGTTAAACGTATTATCTTCAAGTCCACAAAAGAATTAATTAAACCTACAGAAGATATAAGCGTATTAAGCGGGCGTTATTTCAGTTTGGTAATTAAACCTACAGAATTATATTTTGTCCGATTGGGAGAAAAAGACGAGAATAAAATAAAGATTGAAATCAAAGATATGAAGAATGAAGATATAATTACATTCTTCTTTGATTTACTTTATTTTAGTTGATATATAAAAGTTATGGGAAAGAATATTAAATATACAGTCAAATATAATTTGGTAACAGACACAAATAAAGTTATCGAAGATGATAAATTTGAGTTTGACACAAAAGAGAAAGCAAAAGAGTTTAGTAATACACAAGTAGATAAATTAACTTGTTTGGGACTATACAAGGTTTACGAACAGTCTAAAAACTATGTAATACTTAATAGTCACGATAAGCAATATTCTACTAAAATAGAAATAGTAAAAAATATAAATTCATAATTCAAATGTTTTAGGATAGAACTTTTGTAAGATTATTTACATTATTCTATCCTTTTTTATTTTATCAAGCATTTAACATATTTTAATATTAATAATTTGGTAATATCAAATTTTATTCTTATCTTTGCATAAGTAAATCAATAACAAATAAGAATTATGAACACGAAATATAAAATAAGAACGGATATTTCAAAAACCTTTAGGGATAAAACAATATATCGAATTGAGGCACTTAAGGACTTTGGAGACGTTAAAAAAGGTGACTTGGGTGGTTGGATTGAAAAAGAATTTTTTCTAAGCGAAAAAGGAAATTGTTGGGTATACGATAACGCTATTGTTATTGGAGATAGCATGATTATGTGTAACGCTAAAGTACGTGATAATGTTATCATCTATGGAGGTGTTACAATTAACGGAAATGCTATTGTGAAGGACAATGCAAAGATATGCGGATACGTAAAAGTTAACGACAAGGCAATTATAGAAGATAATGCGGTGGTACGTGGTTATGCAAATATTGCAGGCAGTGCCAAAGTGTGCGACAATGCTACAATTAAAGATAAAGCAACATTAAGTGGTAATTGTATTGCCAAAGATAACTCTATTATCGGAGGATTCGCTAATGTCTGTGACCATGCAGAAATTGGAGGAAATTCCAAAATTAAGGATAATGTAACCATTGGTGATAAAACAAAAACTACTGATTACGTTATTATCAAAGATGATGCAACCATTTCTGCAAATATTATCTTAATGGATAATGTTATTATCAAAAGTGACTTTGCATTATTATTAACTGATAATAAGTTAATTCGTTTGGGAGGAGAGATTGAACTTTCAGAAACTCTATAATGGGGTGATGAATTGATATGATAATTTTTTAACTAATAAAGAATTATGAAACAGAATAAGAAAATATTCGTTTTAACATTGGAGGAACAATATCATAGTATTACAGATATGTTAGTACTTGGCACATTTAGTAATGAAAGAAGTGCTAAGGAAGTTATGGAGAAAACGTTTGAAGATATTTACAATCGTGATTATTCCAACTTGAACAAAAATGATTATATTATAACAAAGAGTAATGATAAAATGACCATTTCTGAAATTCTTTGTAATAATTACTCTATCTTGAAAATTACCGAAACAATACTTGATAAGTGGGAAAAGTAAAACAAATTATTAATTAACAAATAAAAAATTTATAATTATGGAAGAAAAGAATATTTTTGTCGTTACAAAGGAATTTGAAGCGTGCGGAGAAACATCCTACTCTACTGTTGCAGCGTTCAATAACTTGGAAGACGCTAAAAAGAAAATGAAGGAAGTAAGTAAAGAAGATATGTCTTGGTTTAAGGAGCATATTAACAATGGACATATTGATAATGATGATATTAATATTGAGGAAGAGGAAAACTCAATTTTTGTCAGTGTTAATTTTTGTGGAGAATATAGTTACATCCAATTATTCAAGACAACTCTATATTAATAGGGAGTTGTTTTGTTTTAAGATAAACAATATTATCAATCAACATATTTATTTAATATAATAGGGATAGCCAATAAAACATATTAGTTGCACATACTTAATTAAGTACAAATAGAATGTGTGTGAATCAAAAATAATATAAAACAATATATATAATAAAAAAAAAATACATATGGAAAATTTTTATAACAAATGGGAAGGTTTTACAGACGTACAGAAATTTAAATACGCACAAGAGTATTGGGACGCAGTGGATTCACCAAATAAATGGTATGCAATGAGTGAATTTGATAATCAATTTGCAGACTACTCACCTTTTGACATTGTACGCCAACTGAAAATGGGAGAGTTTAACCCATACGACAGTTTCTTTAAATACGATAGAAACGGAAATGTTATCAGTGGTACATCAAGCGATGTTATATTAGCAATTAATGATGATATTGACGATATTATTGAGTACTTTGAAGAAAGATAATATTAAAAGATAATCATAGATAACGGATAATAGGGAAGGTAATTTTTGCCATCCCTATTTTTTTGTTTATTATATATACGCACACGGATATAAGATGCATAAGCAATAATTAAACAGTAACATATATAAGTCATAGAAATAAGTCATGCGTTAATTTTAATTAACTATAATAATTTTGTAGAATAAGATAAATTGCATAACTTTACAAATGTAAATCAATAGGGAATGTTCCCACAAAACAATTTAAATTCATTGAATTATGGATAAGAAGTATAAACTTAGAACAGATTTAATAAAGGGTAATGATGGACATATTCTTTATCGTATCGAATCTCTAAAAGATTTTTCAAACGTTAAGAAAGGTGACTTAGGAGGGTGGGTTGAGAAAGAAAACAATCTTTCTCAAGAAGGTAATTGTTGGGTATATGATAACGCCTGTGTTTATGATAACGCAATAGTAACTAACAATGCAACTGTACGTGACGAAGCAAGTGTTTACGGAGATACATGGGTATGTGAAAATGCTTGCGTTTATGGTGAAGCAAAGGTCTGTGACAATGCAAAAATTTATGGTATTGCATGTGTGTATGGCGAATCTTATGTGCGTGGCAATACTAGGGTATATGGTCGTGCGCTTGTTAATGGTAAAGCTATTGTAGATAATGAAGCTAATATCTGTGGGAATGCAGTTGTTAAGAAAAGTTCTGATTATTACGTGTGTAAAAACATATGGTCAAGCGGTCGTCACTTCACGTACACACACTATAATCGCATGTGGAGTGTTGGATGTTTTTATGGTACGGGCATGGAACTTATTAAGAAAGCGTATAAAGACAGTGATATAAGCGGACGAAACTATGAACGTTCTGTAAAATTTGTTGAAGAAATGTACAAAGACATTGAAATTAATAAAGATTAAGTGAATAGTCATATAAAAAACACTGTAAATTAAAATATTTATGGATAATCTTAAAGTATTTTACAACAAAGTTAAAACTGTTAGTACCAAGTTTGGTGCTGCAATGATAGTAAAAAGTACTCCTAAATTTAGAGGAGGAAAAAGCTGCCCATTTGTGGGACGTGTTATAAAAGAAACACTAATCAAAAACTGTCGCTTTGGTAGTTATGAAAATAGTGTCAACAACGCTTTGGAAAGAAAGGGGATAGATAACAATTACAAAGCAAGCGGACGTAAAGGAATGAGCTTTGTTGAAGGTATGTACCCTTATATACTTCAATCTGACAAAGATAATACGCAATATTATCTTACAATGAACTATAAAAGTACAGATAAGACAACTTTTGAAAATGTTTATTTCCTAGATGGATTTTTAGTCACAGATGATGCAAAACGTAAAGAAATCGAAAGTTGGATTTATGCTGCACCAAAAAAAGCCAACGAAAAGCAAACAGAAGCAGGACTTGAAAAGGAGGAACAAGTTAAGGTTGTTACCTATAAGTTAGAAAATATAGTGCACATCGGAAAAGTATCTGACATGCAAGACTTATGGAACATGTTAACCAAGTAAAATAAATTAAAGGTAGTATCTAATTAGGGTGCTACCTTTATTGCTTATATACGTTTTATTTCCTCTGTAAGGAGTTTAAATAAATTATACGATTACTTATATCATTTTATTTTATTAAGCGATTAGAAAGAAAATAAAATGGTAGTAATTTTAAATTTCTGTTTAAAAGTTTATTATTTTATTGTAATATCAGGCAGGGGTGGGCCTCATGTGGGTGGCCACCTATTTAACCCACCTACCCACCGTCATAAAAGGGGGTGTTTGACAGCGCCCACGGTTCTCCGTATAAAATTTTCCAAAAAAAATCACGCTTTTCCCAAAGGCCACCACCTCTGTTTTTTCCTCATGCCCTTTCAAAAAAATTTTCCAAAAAAAATTTCATCATTTTCCCAAAGGCCACCCTTATTATTTTTACAATCACCTTTTTTAAAAAAAAATTCCAAAAAATTTTTCATATATTTTCCAGAATGGTCATCATTTTTTATGTATCTATATTTCTATTTCATTTTTTTACTATAGTTTTATAAAAACAAAAAAATAAGCACTACGATTATTTTTCGCAATGCTTATATTCGTATACTATATAAATTACTTTATAGTTTTATTATTTATCTATTTGCTTTCATATTTGATTACTTCTGCATTAGGAGATAATTTGAAGTATTCTTCTTCATCACAGAACAGTGGTGCATATTCTCCAAAATAATCATTAAACATATCTTCCAACATCATACTATCTGTCATAAATTCATTATCACTTTGTATTCTATCTTTAGGTGAATATGATACAAGATATTGTTGTTTATTTTCGTTATATTCAAATTTTATAGTAAGCCAAGTATATCGTTTTACCATAATATTTAAAAATTCTCTAAGTAAGTTTTCTAATTTTAATTTTTTCTTCATCTATTTTAAATAACTTGTTAATAATCATTTTCCAAAAAACTCTTTAAATTTATCACAACCGTATTCATTATCGGTTAATTCGATAATTTCTCCTATTGTATATGTTTCCTTGCGTGGTTCTGGTAGTCGGTGTTCTATGAAGTATCTTGTACCAGCTGAACATGCACCAGTAATGGTACGATATGCTATAATAGCTTCTTCAAACGTCAAGACATCATCAAGTGACATGTTTTTGTAAGCGGATGTATCTCTGTCTGAAATTTTATAAATTAGGTCAAGTTTTGCTTCTTTAAGGGTTTCACCATGTGCCCAATTATTTTCTCCATCGGTAACAATATATAATTCTTTATCATAACCGACCTGATGAGTGCGATAAACATTCCCATGATGAGAATCAATGATACTAAGAATATCATCAACCTTAATATACTTCACACCATTAGATTCCCAGAAGATAGGTTCATTTCGGAATTTTTGACGTTTGTTATAATCCTCTAAAGGGAGTGATGGGTGAACCATACGATTATCATTATAGTATATACAGCCATATATTAATGAATCATTTGGTACTTATTCAATTTTTGTGCCTTCCAAACAAAGATAGCCATATACAGTTAAATTATTAGGAATTTTAATAATATTTGAATATTCCAAATCAAGATAACCTCCTACAGTTAAATTATCTGGAAGTGATGTGATATTTGTATCACCTAAATCTAAAAAAGTATGTACTGTTAAGTTTTGAGGTATCGTTTTAATTGAACTATTAGATAAATCAATTCCGCCTCCTACAGTTAAATTATGTGGTAATGACGTGATTTTACTATTACGTAGGTAAAGACTTCCTCCAATAGTTAGGTTATCAGGTAACTCTGTAATTTCGGTACCCTTTAAATTAAGCCATCCACCAATAATGGTATTGTTAGGAATATTTTCTATTGTGGAGTCTATAAAATCTAATCCATATCTTACTACCAGATTATTAGGTAATGATTTAATATTAGCACGGTATATTAATAAAGTATCTAATACAGTCAAATTTTCTGGCATCAATTTAGCACTATTACCATCTAAAAATAATTTTCCATCTACAGTTAGGTCATTTGGAATAGATGAGATGGTGATATCACGTAAATCCAAATCACCTATACAATATGGTTTCCCATTCCTTATTTCTAATTTGTAACCAGTTTCTTTCTCAAATAGTTCTATTATATCATTCATCTCTTTTATTTATTTCGTTGATAATAATTTCTTTAATTTTTTCGTCTTTTAATGAGAAAAAGAATAATCCTAAATTACTCCATTCCTCTTTTCCATATACTTTTTGCTCATTTGTTTTTTCGTCAATATCGAATTGAATAACATTTTGTTTTATGAATACTCTTCCTAATTTATTATCTGCTTTCTCATAATTCCAATTTGTATTATAATGTTCTATGAGATATTTGATAAGTTCTTCTGATGTTTTACCTTTCATTTCTTGTGTTGTCAAGAAGAATCTTGCGAAACGTTTTATGCTATTATCCATGCATTCTTCTTGTCTATACACTAACCAATTATATGCATCTTGTACTGTAGGTGTATTCCATGTTTGGCAATCAAATTCAAAGAGAGTTGTGTTATCTTCCGTTTGGAAAAGTTTATGATATTCTCTTGTAAAGAATGTGCTTGCCATTGATGCTACAATACTTTGTATTTTTGATATATCTCTTTTCCATAGTGCATTTGTATTGAAATATGTTGGAATATTAATAATGATATTCATTTCATATCTCCATGTATATCCAACTTTTGTATATGGTAGATTTTCGAGAAGATATATAAGAGTTTCATTCATAAGTTTATTAAACTTAGAATCGAATGGTTTTTGTAGTTTTTGATTCAATTTTTTATAGAAACCAACTCCATTAAGGGTAATGATGATTGGTTTATCTGTAGTTAGTGTTATAACATTTTGTTGGTGCATTTGTTCTATTTTTTGTGATGAATCTCTAACTGTAAAATAATTTGTAATCACATCTTCTCCGAAACTATTTTTCATAAGAGTGTATAAATCGTTTAACGTTATACCATCTTTTTCGAATTGTTTTAAAACATATTCTATATTAACGTTGGAAGTTGTATATAATCTGTTTGATACTTCTTTATACATATTCAATGTTTCTTCTTTTGTTATTCTGGCTTCCATTGTCATGTTAGGTGTGAATACTATATCTTTACTATTGATAGAATAGATAAGTTTTATCCATGCTTCTTCTTTTGTTTGACCATATGTCCAATTATTCTTTCCGTCAGTTACAATATATAATTGTTCATTTGTTCCGAGTACATGTGTATAATAAACATTTCCACGTTTTGAATCAACCACGGTAAAATTATCATGAATTTTTATATAAGTTTTATAATTTCTTTTCCATACTATTGCCATATGTCTTAATTGATTTAACTTATATATTTTTTCAACTGGGATTGTATGATTAATTTTTGGTTTACCAGTTATTCCAGTATATGTAAAAAAGGCTTCATCACCAACTACTAAGTCATTGGGAAGTGATTTTATATTAAAGCAATCATATAAACCCATTTGAGTTCTTACTATTAACTTATTAGGTAGAGATTTTATTTGTGACCGACTCATGTAAAAACTACCACCAACTGTTAGATTGTCTGGAAGTGAAAGAAGATAAGGACAATTATATATTTGTATTCCGTCTCCTATTATCATGTTATCAGGTAACTTTTCAATAGTAGTGTCACTTAAACTTAAACACCGCTGTATCTGTATGTTATATGGCAATTCTTTAATGTCAGATGAACTAATATTCAGATATCCTCCTAATGTAAGATTATCTGGTAAGTTTGTTATTGCCGTTTTATTTAAACTTAATCCACCACCAATTTTATTAAATGGAATTTCTTTTATTTTTGGCAACCAGTTATATATAAGTAACCACCTACAATTAATCCTTCAGGTAATTTCTCTAAGCTATTACATTTTTTAACATATAAAGAGCCGCCAACTATTAGGTTTTCTGGCAAACATTTTAATTTAGTACAGTATGATACATCAAGGTCTTTGTTTACAATAAGATTATCAGGTAATGTTTCTATAGGCGTATTCTGTAGATTAATAGTCTTACCTACTTTTAAATCTTCTGGCAAACTTGTGATTTTACTATGTTCCATTTCAAGACATTCACCTACGTTTAAACCTGATGGTAATGTTTTGATTGGTGTATGACGCAAGTAAAGATTTTGTTTTACCGTTAACTTTTTAGGAAGTGCCTTAAATCTTGGACTATTATCTATATATAGACTCCCTGATATAGTTAAATTATCTGGCAGATAACCATCATCTGTTTTAACTATATTCAAGTTACCATCGTAAAAGTATTTATTATCTCTTAATTCATATGTTTTATCTTCTTGTTTCATTCTGTCGTAACATTTAAATTTGTATATTTTATTTTTTATTTTAAGTGATTTGGTATCTTATTTATATTAAGTGTCGTAAAACCAATAAAGTAAGTTTTTAGTTTGTTGAATGTAAGGAACTATCTTTGTTACCTAATATATTATCTTACTATGATAGAGAGTGGTTTCACCTGTTTTTGCTTATAATTTTCTTTCATATCGCAAAGATACAAAAAGCTATTGATATTCACAAAATAATTAGTATATTTTAAAGTGATATGAGAAAAATTAACAGAACGTACAGGTTCAGACTGTACCCGAATAAGGAACAAACCGAATTGCTGGCAAAGCATTTCGGGTGTTCTCGCTTTGTGTACAACTACTTTCTCAATCAACGTAAATAACAATATAGGCTCACTGGTAAAAGTGATAACTTCTATGCGCAGTGTAAAACACTTACTGCATTGAAGAAGCAGGAAGAAACAGCATGGTTGAAGGAGGTAAACGCTCAAACCTTGCAGTTTGCTATCCGTAGTCTTGAAGCAGCCTTTAACAATTTCTTTAAGAAGCATGCTAAGTTTCCTAAATTCAAGTCCAAGCACTCTAAGAATAGTTTCACTGTCCCACAAGCAGCATCTGTCGCAGGTTGTAGACTTTTTATATATAAGTTCAAGGAGGGTATTAAGTGTCGTGTTCACCGTGAGATAAAAGGTAAAATAGGAAAGGTAACTGTCACCAAGACACCAAGTGGAAAGTATTTTGTTTCCGTCTTCACGGAAGAAGAATATATATCTTCTCTTAAGAAGACTGGTAAGTCAGTTGGTGTGGACATGGGTTTGAAGGATTTACTTGTCACTTCTGAAGGAGAAACGTTTAAAAATAACCGATATACAAGAAGATATGAGTGCAAACTTGCTAAAGCACAGCGTCATCTTTCTCGAAAGAAAAAAGGTAGCAGAGGGTTTGAAAACCAAAGACTCAAAGTTGCCAGACTTCACGAGAAGATTGCTAATAGTCGTGCTGATTATCTGAATAAGTGCTCTATATCTCTTGTACGAAAATATGATACAATTTGTATCGAGGATTTGAATGTGAAAGGTATGGTTAAGAATCATCGTCTTGCCAAGTCCGTTACTGATGCAAGTTGGGGCAGCTTTGTTTCCATGCTTATATATAAGGCAGAATGGAATGACAAGAAGGTTGTGAAGGTAGACCGATATTTCCCATCTTCACAGACTTGCAATATATGTGGGTATGTTAACAAAGATATTAAAGATTTATCTGTTCGTGAGTGGGAATGTCCTGAATGTCATACTCATCACGACCGTGATGTTAATGCAGCTATCAATATTCTTCATATCGGATTAAATAATAATATATCGGCAGGGGGAGGCGGTTACACGGGGGGGGGGGGAGGAAAAAAAGG